TTGATTCCCAATTCCTCATTAGGTGTTGTATTATGGAAATGTGTGTCGTGAAAGTCTAAAGACTGAAATGAGATTGCTTGAGTAGCGCTCCCTTGAGATAAGACAGTAGAAGACATACCGTCTATCTCATCATCATCAACGACTACATTAAGTCGTGATGTCTTGTTGGTTATGTTATATGGAGTTATATACAGATGCGAGCCCTGAGAGGGTGTGTTTGGATTAAATCTAATCACCCTACTCACGGCACCCTTGTATCCGTAATAACACGAAGCAAATAACGCCATATATGTTGGGAAGAACTTTTCCTTCGCTGATGATGAATTAGCAAAGGCATCTGAATAATGTCTTCCCCGTTGAACGCCTACTGAATTAAGCGCTCGTGGATTTAAAGCAGGTAACACTGGATGTATCAATGATAAATTACGAGACGAATCTCCTGTGTCTACCACGCCCGAATACTCTGTCTGAGGACTATTAATAAAATCATCAATACTCCTTATAACAGCTTGCATACCTACCAAATCCTGCTTTATTGGTTCTCCCAGAACAAACCTAGCCTTAACAGCTCGGGGCTCACCAACAGTAGCCTTGGCTGGCCTCATAGGTGTAGTCTCCTTAACCTTTGCGAAGCGTGAATCTAACTCACTGTTAGGACTCTCCTTAGGTTTAACTTTGGCTCCGGCTACGCTTGTGTCTTCAACCTTCAATTTGTACTGGGCTCCGCCAAGTAAGGGAACTGGCGACGCTCTAAGAGCACCACCCCAAACCTGATTAGATAAAGGCCTTGGCTTCGCAAACGTAAAAGAACTCCCAGCTCGCTTTGTGACAATATACTCCATAGAAATCTGCGGAAGTGGAGTGCGCAAAGGAGCATATTCTCGCATACACAATCTCCCAACAGAGCTCCCAGTATGAGACCATTTTGTCTTGGGATACGGAATGACAATATCGAACTCGTGATGCTCAGAAAGATCTATAACCACATGGCTACACGCGTTATACTCCATGTTAGGAGAAGAGGACGATGTTCCATAGGGACTACTTGGATCAAACCACAAAACAACTTTTCCTCGATGATACGCTGTCTTCAAGAAACGAAATCTGAAAACAATCTCACCTACCCAGTAAGTTGAAATCTCGTCAAATAATCCTAAATAGGAAAACTGAAAAAGGGATTTTCCGTCCCCTGAAGTTAACGGGGTCTTCCCAGTAGGAGACACATCAAAATCCTGATAATTCTTGAATGTGTAAACACCCTCTAGTCCTTCAGTTTGACATAAAGATAAGACATCAGTTTTTGTATCAACAACAGAAACTGATGATAAGGCAACAGCTTTAACGCCTTTCTTTCTTTTCCCTGTTAAACTGCGGGGTGGAGCTGCATCGGTCCAAGTAGACCCTGTCTTCTCAGCAAATCCAGCTGCCACGTTATAAGTCTTAGTCTTCATAGTAGGAGAGCAAAAATCCATATTTCCTGTAGCATCCCGCAATTGGATGTCCAAAATACTCTTCAAGTCTTGAGTCTCCTCAGAACTACCAACCTTATGCATGCTTTTACCAGCCCTCCTATGATCCTCAAAGATCTTGTGAAATTCTGCCCAAGCTGCCATTCTAGAACTATTCATAGGAAATCCTGAAGATGCCGTAGCTAACTCCATGTGACTAACTGTTGCAGCAAGCCCAGCTTCTTCAGCTGTAGGAATTGTTGTCGTAAAATTGGAAGCAATATGCTCTTCCAGTTTTCCTCCATACCCTCGAATTAAAGCTGAGACGCCCTGATCCCTAGAAAGCATCAAAATTTCAAAATTAGCATCTTGACACATCTTACGCAGCTTATCGATAGGATAATCACAAGGAAGCGATTCCAAAGACTCCCAAAACTCTTTAGCATCTCCTTTACGAATTGGAGTAATGTTACCTATCTTTGCTAAGCCCTCCAAAGTCTCTACCTCAAAAGTATAACGAAATCCATCTCCTTGATGACCGTTTAACTTAGAAGTCGCTGGTTGAGCTAACAAATTAGCAACAGTAGCACTCGGCATCTTCTGAACTAAATCCACGTCAACAGCCCATGCAGAACATTTAACTGTAGGATTTGCTTGATCCGCCGAACAGCTAATTGGGAACGTAGAAAGAATTACCAATGTCCCTAAATCTTCTAACTTGTCTATAGGCACATAATCTGAATCTAACATCAATGGTATTTCCAAATGACCATTCATAGAGGTGGAATAATCCAACTCTAAATGATCTATCTGAAGAACCTTCCTCAAAGTAGCTAACCAATCGTCTTCTCGTGAAATATTATGATTTGGCTGAGGAATTAATGAAGAAATACGTGGTCCTCGCTCAAAAGGAAGAAATGCTACAAATAGCCTGCCCGCAACAAAAGGACTAGAAGTCACTTCAACACGAACATGTAAGCTCGCCCTTAAAGACTTAAAATTAGTAATCTTTGGGGCGTGCATTCTATTCTTGAAGAACTTTTCCCATACGGGCACTCTTAAGAGATCCTTCTTAGATAACTCACTATCTAAAACAACAATCGGACGATCAAACCAGTTTTCCAATCCACTAGGACGTGATCTCGTCTCCATAGGAGTCTCAACCGTCGAAGTAATTTCCGTAACCTCTTCGACGATCTCCTTCACAGAGTCAGAGTTTCCTGCACACGCCATTGGCGTACCATAATCTACTGCCTCAACCTCTACGTGTTTTATCATGTTGCATCTTCCCGAACGATAACAACTATCGTAACCAATTATAGGTTGCGAATTAATACTTGCGTTACGTTCTCGCCATGCCTCTACATATTCATCAAAAGTCTTGGGATGATAGAAACCTGGTGTAAAATGCTTACGAACTATGTCCTTCATCATTTCAGCATGTTTATCGTAATGCTCTCTACCTGCTTTCCATGCTTCGTTGCTTGAGCTCATCAAAGAGCTCTGATGGCCTTCCATTTCAGTTGCAGCACCGCGAACACGAATAGACAAACCTTTAGCCCTCGACTTCTCTAGCAAACATGCTACCCAGTCTCCAATATCCTTATCAAAACGAAATTTCCTCTTAAGGAAATCTAAAGACTCGAAATCGTTAAACGGTTGAATATCCTTGGATTTTTGCGCATCTGTATACTCCATGTTAAAAAGAGTAGGATACATTGACTCAAAGATTTTCCCATTCGGAAAACTCACAAGTGTACTCACAATGTGATCGTCTCCATAATGGACAGGCTTCACGAACTTGTCAAACTCCTCTAAGCCCTTCACATATAAATCCTCAAATTTAGAGTCCGATACCAAATCATCCCACTTAAGGGATTTAACCATCTCTGGATACTGATTAATCCAAAAATCATCATCATCGTACTCGCGGCTAAATACCACCATATGATAGTAACAAATCGCAAAAATAATGCGACAGGATATAGACTGATAAAAACAACCTATCTCAGAAGTAACAAATATTCCTGAAGTCAATCCGAATTGTCTCTGAAACAAATTGCCATCATAAGTACCATAGCCAAACAATGATTCGGTTTTAGTACCCTTCGACCACAACTTATATACCTCTTGTTGGTTCCTACCATCTGGCATTTTCTTATCAAGAATGCCTGAATATTTGCTAAGACAAATTTGATCGATGACCCAGAACACATAGCATAAAATGGTGGGATCTAACCTCTTNTCAAACTTCTTAAAGTCACCAGCAATATACCTTGGAACTCTCTTAAGTTTGTTATCCTTCTGTTGAATGTAATCTACCAAATCGCCAACATCTCCTGAGTCTGCGTTATAACCAATTGCGGACTCAAAGGCTAAGCGGTTGGAAAAAAGCATCCTCTTAAATGTCATCCAAAGCCTTTTCTGAATATGGATACAAGCGTACGGNACAACACTAAAAACTCTAGTTCCTTTGTTGTCAACTTTCT